AACGTGCCGGCAGTGTCGACCCATCCGCAGGCAGGCAGAAGCACGCTGGCCCATGTCGGAATTGTCGTGCCGTCGTAGCTTAGGTCATGAACGATGGTGCATGTGCCCATCATGCCTTCCGGAATGCCAGCCAAGTAATTGAATCCACCCTGGCCTTCGCGGCGAGTTACGGCAACGGTTGGCTGAATCGAAAAGTCGCGAGCGTTGTATGCACCTTCCGCTCCAGTAATCGTTTCGGCAGTGCCGACAGTGGTTTCGGTCTTGGCGGCGAAAACGGCGCGTCGTCTTAGCAATGGCATGTTGGTTTCCTATGTTTTGACAAGGCCCGAAGCCCGGAGAATGTTGAGGTTAATTCGTCGTTCCATCTGCTTAGACAGCTCATCTTCGATGGCCTTGAGTTGCGGCCCTGCCAGCTCGTTTTTCTTATATGCTCCATATGCTGAAACACCTAGCAGTTTGACGATTGGAAGTCTTGATCGTCCAACACGCTTAAAAGCATTGCCTCGCCAGCTTATCTTCACGGCTCCGGGCTTTGGCCCCATAAAAGCTCCGTCGACTCGCCCTCGCCCGCCAGTCTTGCCGATCTTGTATGACACGCCGCGTTTATCCTGCCTCGCTCCGAAGTGTCGCAATCCGAGCCGAGGCGTTTTTTTCAGCGATACAACCGCAACTAAGCTTCCCGGTGAGGCTTGAGCCTTTATTTTTAACGGCCTTTCGACTTCGTCTTTTGGTATCGCGACTCGCTTGCGTATTTCACGGCCCATTTCCAGTTTGGTTTTTTTCGATACTGCGTTGAGTGTCCCCGCAATTTCTTTCGACATTTTTTTGCCGCTTGCAATTACGGCAGCGGTCAACCGGCTCATTTGAGATTTATCTATTTCGATTCCGATCATGCTCGCACCGTGTACAGATCGCCCTCACTGACTCGAAACATAACCGTCAGAGGAATGGCGATTCCTTCATACCCGCCGTCTGATGTTGCGGTCTGTTGTGCTCCAAGATCAGCCAAAATTGCCAAATCACCGAACGTGTGCCACGTCGCCGGATCGTTCACAATCGCTTTGTGAATCTCTGCCTCCATGACGTCCTCATACACCTCGACTGGCGTTGTGTCCTTTTCGCTTGGAGCAATATGAACACGAATCAAAAACGTCTGTTGATAACCGACCGCCGGAGGATTGCCGGGGCAATCGATTTCCGTCAGTCGTGAAACCTCACCACGAGTCAATACGATCAGACCATGTTGCGGCGTGTATGTCGCCAGCTTCGTCGGCCTGACAACATCTGTGAACGCATACGCCCCAGCACTGCCGGACACCAACGCCTGAAGCCGCGCGAAGATCTCATCTGAGATTCGTGAGACGACAGGCGTTTGAAATGTTACCGGCATATCAACACCAGCATTCCGGAGTCATGTTCAGACAATAATTGCACTGACCGCTTCGTCGGTGTTTCTCCGACTCGCACGGCCAGCTTGATCATGTCGCCACCAGTGTTTAGTTCCTCGCTGCTGATTCCGGTTGTGGAATTGTTGGCAACTCGGATTTCAAACTCTGGCACGATCTGTTCATCAGGCCCGAACGTAGACACCTGATTGCGAATCACAACCGCCTTGATTGTTCTTGGCGTCGATGGCGTCCCGAACCGATGCGGGTGGTACGTGACTGTTTCAGCGAAGTGATCGCTGTTAAGAAACACCCCCACCGCATCGGTTACGATCCTGTCCGCCAAACTCATATCAGGCTCGCTTTGATACGATCTTGATATAGTCTACAGAAAAGGCATCGGTGTTATTGTCCGACGTTTTCTGAATCTGAAAATATGGCTGGAACCCTGCGGTGTAGTTTGCCATCGTGAACGCCGTAGACGCTGCCACACGCACACCGTCGATATAAAATTTGACGTCTGACTTGCCGCCCGTGAAATCAATCACAAACTTGCGATAAACGCCGCTCACGAAACTGACTCCGGTCGCGACGTCGTCTCTGTCGGTGACCGCGTCATCTGTTTCGACGACGATTGCGTTACTGCCGATAATGCGAAACAACGCATGCGATGCAATGCTATCAATTGCATCGGCACGAGCACTCGCCAACCCAAACGCGATCGACGTTGTCGAGTCGCATGTGCCACCCGTCTGAGCAGTAAACTTGACGCGAAACTCGGCTCGCTGAATCAGATCAATGTCGTAGTTCAAAATGTCACTCGTGAACACGCAACAATTCTGAATTTCCGTCGCAGATGAGTTTGCGAGCGTCAACTCGCCATTGATCCCGCCGACCGTTGCGGTTGGCGTCGTTCCCGTTACGACCAAGTCCCATTGATCGCTCCCCACGGGTGACGCAAGCACTGTTTGCGGCCCAAGGAAGTCGTCATACCATTCTACAAAGTCTTGAATACCAGCCATGATCTTCACCTTTCAAAACAACGGTCATCGCATTCCGCTACGTTGTGGAGTGCTTTTAAACATCCGGCAGATCACAGGACCTGCCGGACGGTTTCAGATTGCCTGAGCATTACGCCCCGGCGTGCTTGTACAGGCCACGGAAGTCGATGGCAGCAACGCCAAACGTCTGACGCACCTTGTACTTGTAAACGTCCTTGTCAAAGTCCCACTCGTTTTCAAGGACCGGAGACTGCTCGCCTTCAAGGAACGTTACTTCGACAGTGTCGACCTGACTGTTGCTGGCAGCCAAGTACCACGCCGTCGAGCTGTTTGCATCCAACAGCGGCTCGACGATGACCTTCAATGGACGATCGCCGTTCGGCCCATAAATGTTCTTTGTGTTGCTGTTGCCAGCCGCACTGCCACCTACGGACGGATCTGCAATCGATCCAAGCAGCTGAAGTGCAGTCGCTGAGATTGCCGCAGGAACGATCAAAAACGACGGCTGAATGTTGAGAATCACATCCGACCGCAATCCCTTTTTAGTCATCATGGAAATGAACGCGGTGTTAAGCGTTCCGACTGCCGGAGCCCCTGCACCCGTCGCTAAATTCGCGTGACCGCCTGCAGTTGTCTGAGCAGTTGCGTTAAACAATGCTCCGGTGTCAGCCATCGTCGGGTTACTCGTCAGGACGCCATAGACGGCCTGATTCTGCAGACGTCGACACGCTGCACCCTGCATTGCAGGAATGCGGCTGATGGCGTCAAGATCATCGTTCACGACGGTTTCCCATGTTACCGTGAACATGTTGCCGTATTTGTTGATCTTGTACGTTTCCTTTGCATCGCTCATTGGTGCATCTGGATATGAGTTGCCTTCTGGCACCATTTCCGGCGTACCCATTTCGCTGAAGCGAATGCGGTTAATGTTCTTGAAGTCCGCAGTCGTTCCGGCGTCACGCGCCCACATGTTCCAAGTGAACGGTGCTTCCTCATATCCTGCCAGAAGCGTCTTGTTTGCCGCGTCCAGCAAAAGATTCGAAAAGCTTCCGGTCGTGTGATACGCATCACGCTGAATTCGGAACCTGTTCATTGATCCCGGATGGCCCATTGCGACCAGTGCGATATCCTTTGCGGCCATGCGTCGAACGTCGCAGCCCATCTTTTCCGCGTACATTTCTGCAACGCGGCCCAGCTTCATGCTGACGAAGTCCTGATGTCCGGCCGCTGGGTTTGCCAGCGTCTGGTTTCGCATTCCGCTGGCTCGCAGAGTTCGCATGATCAGGCCATCACGGGCCGCTGCAAACAGCTTGTCATCGGCTGATTCTGTTACGCTGACACGTTCGGTCGACTGACCGGCAGGTTTATTGGCCATTCGCTCCAGTATCCTTGTTCTGGCTGTGTTGAGGTCAACGCCGTCGTCACAGAGACTGTCGGCTACTGATCGCTCGATTTTGTGAACAGTGCAAAGAGCCTGAATCTCCTTGCGTCGTTTTGCATCAGTCCGCAACGCGCGGCTGATTGCTTCCTCAACCTTCTTCTTGTCTTCTTCTGGGTCAGTCGCACCGTCCATGTTTTCGACCTTCTTTTCTTCCTCCGGCTTCATGTCGCCGTCCATGTTTTCAACTGGCTCAGCCATCTCGGCCGGTGCAGATGTGCCGAGCTTTCCGACAACCCATGCCAAGATCTGGTTTGGGTCTGTCATGCCTTCAGGGAGCCCCATTGCTGCCAGTTGCGTCAATAGTGCCTCGTCCATTCGCGTTACCTTTCTTTCGAGGTCTGTATATGACCTACGGACAGTAGAGTGCTCGTCTGCACCAGTGGCACAAATCGAAGCGTTATGTGGCTGCCATCGCACATGGATGACCGCCGGTCCTTCAATCACCGCTCCGCGTTTTGTCGTGTAGCTTTGGCCATGCGGCACAAAGAGCGATTCCATCGGAACGGCAGTGATTGAAAAGTCTGTGATGTGTCCCTCATCCATTCGCGTGCGGATCACCTGTGATTCTGCATCACTGGCGAACGAAGGAACTCCGTGCAGCTCTCCGTCAATGACTTGCATTTGTCGGATTGAACCGAAAATGTTCCGAACGCTTCTGTCGTCGTGTGAATCGACGATCGGAATCTGTGATTGATTGGCTCGGAGAACAACGCCATCCATCAACAGGACTTCATTGATGACATAGCCGCGATCTTCGTCGTATCGTCGAACTGGTGTTTCCGTGGCAATTACGACATCAGAAACGCCAGTTGACATGCCGACAGATCGCATGACAACGCACGGAGCTTTCAATGGTGGCAGCTTGCCTTTTTTACTTGGCATTTTCTGTCTCCGGAACCTGATCCAAATCTGTGTCGACAGTTCCGTCTGACGCATCCGCCAACAGCATTTGTGCCGTCGCTTCAGTCAGTCCCAGCGACTGCAGGAATACCTTTGACTTTGTTTCGCTGGCAGTGCCTGCGATGTACTCCGCAAGAATGTCTTCAATCGCCTTGCGATTGCGGCCCCATTGCAGCCGAGACATGTCAGACATCTCCCCGGCTGGCAGTGCTGGTTGTCCCGGTTGCGGAACGGCAGACGCTGCCGCCATTTGCTGGCCTTCAGCCTGCGTTGCTTCAACCTTTGCCATGTCGGCAGTGACAAGACCAAGTTGACGTTTCAGCTTTTCTTCTTTGGCTCGCTGATAAAACACGTTCTTCCAGTGCTTCCCACGCTGCCCAAGTTCGTCTTGGTAGGTGCTTTGGAACGAGTTCAACGCAGAGTCAGACGCTGATTGTTCGCTCTGTGGGTCTACCCATTCCCATGCGGGAGTTTGCCACTCGACCGCAGTCGCGGCACGACGGTCGGCAAGTATTTCGGACATCGACGGAAAGCCGTCAACGCCTGCCGTTGCCGCTTGATCACAGAATCGATCCCAAATCGGCTGGCACATGTGCTGTACGTCATAGCGTTGCCACCTACGAAAGCGACGACGATCTTCCAGCATACTTGTACGGCTACTGCTGTAGCTCGTGCCGCTGTAGTTCCGGCTGACGACTTCGTACGACAGGCCCGTACCGACCGAAATACCCCGCAGCATTAGATTGATCCACGGTTCTGACGCTGAGTTTGGACGTCCCGGATTGATCGACTCAACTGATTCCCCTGGCTGCAACCGTACGACCATCGCCGGCTCAAGATACTCGAACTGGTTGCCGTTGATGTCGCTCGACTCATCGTCGGTCGATGGCATTAAACCAGTTCCGCCGCGTCCGTTCGTTGTGATCGCTACGCCGAAACATGATGCAACCGCAGACGCCTGAATTTCATTGTCGACGTATACTCCAAGATCACGCAGCCATGAAAGCACTGGAGCAAACCACGACACGCCGCGAGTTTGCCCAATCCGGTCGACTCGGTACAAATGCAGGATCTCTTTCGCGTCGATCCGTACCGGAAGAACACGGGTGGCGTATGGTCCGTTTGGATGCTCCGGATAGATCCAGTATGCTAGCGGCTTTCCAAGGTCATCAAGTTCAACGCCTCGGATCACCTTGTTTCCGTCTCGACTGTGAATCTTGTAAGTGTCTTTGTCAGTCGCCAGTCGGTCAGCTTCGATCAGTTCCAGAGCCAACGGCACAGGGCGATAAATGCCGCGATACTTGTTTGACGGAGTGTTTACAAGGTGAATCAGCACCTCGCCCGCTTCGACCATTTCACGCTGTGCGAGTTGTTGAATTTCTGCAAAGTTCAGACGCCCGTTGACGTCACAAACTTCGCACCACTCCTGCCAAACCTTGTCGCGGACTTCGTTGACATCTTCAACGTCTGTGCCTTCTGGTGTTTCAACCTGAGACTGTGCGGTTATGCCCGTTCCGATGACGGAACTGACAATTGTGTCGACTACGCCCCAAGCATAGGCGTTATCGCGAACCAACGCGCGGGACCATGCTCGAAGCGAATCCGCACCAAACGGCCCGAGCAGTTCACTGTCTGCGGACTGGTTCTTCGGTTTCTTGTTGTTCGTCAACCGGCTGGCTTCTGCCCCGGCGTACATTCGCTCAAGCGTTTTGCGTTGCTGCGTTCGTCGCACTGCAGCCGCAGGACTAAACACGCCGATAACTTTGTCAAGGGCTGTGCCGATCATTGGCGAGCCCTCTGGAACTTGGCAACTCGGAACATGCTGCCAGAGCCTGACTCGCGGTCGGCTTCCATTTGCAGCATTCGGCGTTGCTCAAACAAAGTCGGCAAGTCGAGCGACGTCACCGAACGTGAGCCGATCGAGTACGAGGAAGCCCCTCCGGTCAGAAGTGCTTCAATCGCTGCGTCGATCTGTGCGAGTAGTGAGGTCGCTGTTGCCATGCCCGCATGATTGCGGTGTCATGTGGCAATGCGATAGGGCAAGCATGGGTGCGGTTTATATGCCGTGTAAATCCTATTCCTTCCACGTCGCTCCGCAATATCCGCACTTGCAGTACCTTGTCCGCCCCTGCGTGCTGACGACTCTAGAAAACGACTTTCCCGCAGTTTCCTCATTAGCCGCCCGCAAGGCAGGGCACGACGCGCAGTCCTTTGGCACAAACGTGGTCACTCGTGGCTTTGGCTTAACGTCTTCTGAGACTGTTGACCCATCCGCCTGCTCGTTTCTTTGGGGTTCCATGACGTTGGCCTGCAGGCTTTCCGGCTGGCGGTTTTTGTTGTGCTTGCTCATTTGGGGCTTTCGGTCTTGCAGTAACTGACTGGCCATTCGGTGTGTCCGGAGTCGGGGAGAGAAGATAAATGCCGCGAGCACTTGCCGCAGCCGCTGCGTTGTATGTGGCGTCGAGCCAGTGGTTGTTATCGCTTACCACGTTCCAGTAGGTTTTTAGGCCCTTGCCCTCCTTAAACTCACTGACCAGTTCTTCGGCAACGATGTGCTGAGCGTACGACGTGTGTTTTTTGTCGCCCGGCTGATTGAACAGCGACAACGCGCCACGCCGTAGAAAGTTTTGCTCGTCAAATGTTGGCGTCAGGAACCGCTCGTGAATGAACTGCTTCCAGTAGTCCGTATTGAGTTCGTAAAGCCACAGGCCCTGAGCTTCCTGATAGGCTGCATGGAAATGATTTCCGGGCTTTATCTTGTCTGTTTCGGTTGTCTTGTCGCGATAGTTCCCGATCCCCTTGGACACATAAAACGGTGTCCCGCCGACGTCTCTAACGAACTGATACGCCGCGTCTGTAAATGTTCCGGAGTCGACAAACACAGCATCGACCTTGCGATCAGATCCAGCCGCGTCGACATACTTTTTGCTCAGAATCTCATCACGCCAGTTCAGCAACGCTTTGTAAATCTGTGGTTCGCTGGCTTGGTTGTCCATGCCTTTGTCCGTGCCGACGACTTCTGCCCGGCCGTAATCAATGACGCACCCGCCGGCACCCTTCCACCATGCAATGACTACCCAGTGACAAAGATACTTTCCGAGGTCAATCGCCGCTGTCACGCATGAGGCATTGGCAGGCAACTGGCCGCGATCCAATCCACTCAACCGGCCTGCGACCATTTGCCATGATAGCCCGCTGCCTTGTGGCCCGACTTCCTCCGGTGGATCGTTGTCGATTTCTGTCGCAACCGCTTTGTCGCCCCAGTCGGCAACCTTGTTGAAATACGACTGAATCGCTGAAAGCTCAAGCGGTTCACCATCTTCGTGAATAGTTCCGTCGAACGATGACGCATTGCTGACGACGCAATCACGCTCAATCTCTGCTCGATTGTCACGCCAGAACCTAAACGCTTCCCGTGCGTCAGGATCATCGTCAGCCCGCTCGATTCGCTTGGTCATGTACTCCTGAACCAAGTCCATGCGGTCGGGCCGCTTGATCATCTTGCGGTATCGCTTGCCCTTCCAAGACGGTTTTTTCTTTGGGTCGGTAAACTTGAACGCTATGCACTTGCGGTTCTGGATCGTGCAAAGAAACACACGAGCAACGCGACGTGCCGACGATGCAAGGCCGGCAATATCCTTTTCAATGATGTCTTCGTTTTTCTCGATAACAGCGTCCGACTCGGCTGCCTGACGATCTTCGATGTCGTCAATTATCGCGATATCAGGCCGGATGTCGCGATAGTTTGTTCCGCGAATCCCGCCGTCAATCCCGATCGACGCGAGAATCTGGCCCCGGCTGACTGGCTCAATATCTTCCGGCCAATCATCCGGCAGTTGGTGACGCCCGATTGTCGGATAGATCAGGTGGTCGGCCGCCAGCTCCAAGCGGCTAAACTCACCGGCAACCGTTTGCATCCGCGCCCGGCTTGACCATCCGCCGACAGCCTTAAACGGCTGGCAAATCTCCGGAAAGTCCTGCAGCAGCAATTCTGATTGCTGGAGCTTCTCGCGGACAGTCCGCAGCTCAGATTCGCTCTTCCGTTGGTTTTTACCAATAACGATTGGAAACACCGCAAGGCCGGTTAGCGTCAAATACAGTGCCGTGTAAATGGCAAGCTTTGTTTTACCCTCTCCGCGAGTTCCAGCAATAGCCTGGTCGCCGCCGTACATTGCAGCCCTGACAATTGAGTCGTGCATGTCGCGACGGTCGGCGGTGAATGGCTCAAAGAAGACTTCCGGGAAATACGTCGTCAGGAACAGTTCTCCATCCTGTAAAGCGTCACGCCTGCGAATTGGGTCTTTGGGAATCGGTATTTTGATATCGCGATCGGAGGCCCGCTTTTTGGCCATTCGCTCGCTTTGCTTCGACCGCTCATCATTCTGCAGCAGTGGCTTTGTGATCGGATGCGATCTTAGCCAGCTCTCCAGTTGGGAGGTGCTTAATGATTGCAAGTAGTTGTAATCGTCGCTGATCATCAAGAGCCTGTTTTTTTAGGGCGAGTTCTTCACGCTTTACGTCAGCCTTATCTGCTCTCACGAGTGCGTCAAATGCCTTCACTTTCATTTCGTCGTCGGCAGAGTTTTCAATGACGTCAAACAGATCATGAACGGCTTGACTCTTGCGGGCATCGCATTTATCCAGCCATCCGCTCACAAGTGCTCTCCCCGTCAACTTTACGTCTGCAATTGTTTTCAGTGGCATTCCGCCCCCTACCCCGAAACAACCGGCGAGAACGCACTAACTTTCTGTTGAGAATCCGGGGCTTTTTTCAT